ATGTCATATCACCATAATTGGGAACACCTCTACTAATAGTAGTATTTAAACTACCACCAACAAATAATGTTGACCCATAACTTGGTTGATATGTTTGTTCATTATAGAACTCAATCCTTACGTCCCCATTTAAATCGATTGCCGTCCTGTTTGCCGACGTATCTTTTACTTCGTAGGTACTGAACTCAAACTTGTTGTTAGTGTCAAGGAAACGTTCTAAAAACACTCTTTGACCTGGTTTAATAACAACACCACCTGTGGAGATGTATTCACCATTCAATTTAATTTTACAGAGAACTGATTTTTGTGTCGGGTTATGAATTTCAAATTCAAAATTATCCTTATCTCCAAGGAAAACGGTGTTACCGTTGTAGACTTTAAGACGCGACTTTTTCTTTGTGATGTGAGCTGTCGGTTTGCCCACGCTTGTTGTTGTGTAATACATTTTCTTTAATTTTATAATAGTTAATGACTATGTTACCAATACCTTCGTGTCCGTGAATACTCAACAGCTTGTTATGGCTGGGGACTGATAAACTAAAATCTAAAAATAAATATAAACAATTTGAATTTTCTGTAAATAAAAAAAGGAGACAATTTCTTGTCTCCCTTTTCTTTGGTATCTAATATAAGATATTGATTATCTCAATTCTCTTAAGTCAAATGTTCTAACACCATCAACTGTGATACGTCCGTAGAATCTGTTATTCACCATTTTCTTAGCGTATCTAGTCATGATACCTTTGATTGGTGTAAAGTTGAACGGATTGTACATAGTTGGAGTTAATTGTAGAGGTACGTAAGGTGCGTAGATGTAACCTGTGTCTAACAATGATGTTCCTTTGTGTCCCATTAACACTTGGTTTGGTGGGAAGTAAGGGTCACGGTAAACTTGGTAACGACCAGCTAATGTACCAACTCTTTCAATACCCATGTTGTATTGGTCTTGCTCAGGAGCCGCGTTTGATACGTGGAAATATTCCAAGTCATCAAAGATTGCACTGATTTCAGAAGAAACAACAATCCAGTTTGCTCCACCTCTTAATGTAGATTTGTGGATTTGTGCTGAAATTTGGTTGATTGCTGTGATTAAAGTTTGGTTCCAGTCTTTTTGAGTGTAAGGAACTGCACTTGAACCCAGACGCTTCCAACCATTGTAGTCCCATCTTAAGTTCCAAGCTGCACCTTTACGTAAATCTCTTAAGATTTCACGGTCAATTTCAGCCGCAACTTGTTCAGATAATAAAGCTGTTAATTCAGCTTCAGCATCAATGTTGTGGAACGCTGCAACGTCTTGTGCCATTTCTGGAGACCATTGAGCTCTTAATTTTCTTTCAGTTACAGAAACTGTTACTGACATAAGGTCAAACGATACCTCACCAATTCTATCTTCAAATTCTAAGTTTTTGTAGATTCTGTAAGTAGATGTAAACGCGTTATTAGTTGCAGTTGATGAAGAGAATGTTGAACCTGTGTAACCGTCCATAGAACCACCACAAGTGATACATACTGGTACTTGTAAATCAACTTCTAAGTAGATAACACCCGCAGCATCACACAAGTTGTCATATTGACCACCATCAGTTTTACTGTTAGGGAATACTAACGTAGAATTGTTGTTACCATATTGTACAATACCTTTACCATATCTTTGAGTTACAACTCTGAATAAATAAGGGTTTGCAGTGTTTGCTGAAGTATAAACGTTTCCAGCAGCTCCGTAGATTGTCAAATCAGATAAGAAAGCTTCGTTATCCATTGGTTGACCATCAGGACCGATTAATTTACCTGCTCCATCAGATGCGAAACCTGACATAGCGATTAATACTTTTCTGTAATCAGATTCAGTATAAGCCGAACCAACTAATTGGTCAGCATCCCAAGCTACAGTAGCAACGCTAGCTGTAATTGCAGAATATTGTCCTTTAGAATAGTCAAATAAACCTGGTGGGTCTAATGCTGGTTCGTTACCTTCGTAGAATCTATCGTAAAGGTCTTTAGTGTTGTTGTAGTCGTAACCACTGTTAGGTGTTTGGTCAGCAGCCGCGTTTGGTGAACCATACGGTGCGTAGTGAATACCCGTTGTTGCCAAGTTTGCAGGGTCAGTGTACGCTTGAATGTTAGGTACAAAGTAGAATAATTTACCGATAGGTAAGTTCATAGCTTGTACTGAAACGATGTCGTTTGCTAATAATTTAGAGAATACACGTCTAACAATTGGGAAAACCACTGTTTCAAATGCACCTGTATCAGATGTAGATGATGCTTCATTAATTAAAAATGATGCTTGGTTTTCGTATAATTGAGCTACGTTTTCTCTCATGTGACCTTTAAGACCTTCTAAAAAGCCTAATTTGTCCCATTTGTTGATTGTGTCTTCCTTGATAACTTTAAGGTGTTTTAACCCGATATTACCAACAAGACCTGATTCTAATAATGCTCCCATTTTAGTTTTTGTTTTGTTTTTAGTTTATTTAAAATTTTTATTTGTTACCCTAATTTACCCATTAAATCTTTCATTCTTAAGAACTGAGGATTTTCATAAGTTTTTGATTCAATTAGAGTAGTTGATGAACCTGTAGTTACTGTTTTATTTAATTTTGCACCTACTGATTCATTAATTGATTTTGTATCTACCTTAGATAATTCGTCTTTGACTGACTTATAAAGACTTTTAGATTCTTTTAAAGTTTGAACATTGTCAAATCTTCTTAGGATGTTTATTTTTTCTTTTTTAGTAGTTGAGTGTTCTGTGAACAATCTTGTAGCGTAAGCTAAGTTTGAATTAAAGATCGCAACTTCATTAAGTTTTTCTCTGAAAACATTTAATGCTTTTCTGTATTCTTCATTCTTTTCTCTCAACATTCTAACTTCTTCTTGTGTGGATTCAACTTTAACACCATTTTTACCATAAACATAGTTTCTGTTATTAGTGATGCCCTTTCTTAAACCTCGACCTTCTTTAGAACCCATACCATAAGTTCTTGCAGCTTCTTTGGTCTCTTCTTTTTCAAAAGCCTTTTCTCCTTTAGAATTTGTCATACCTTTTTTAGTGGTGTAATCTTCTTTACCTTTCATGGTTTTAGATTTTTCACCCTTATTCATTCCGTAATTACCTTCCTTAGTTTCAGCTTTAACAACTTTAGATTTACCTTCCATGTTAGCACCTTTTTTGTAATCAAATTTAGCTTTACCAGTACCAACAGATTTAGGACCTTGTTTCATGTCTTCTTTAAATCCACCTGTTGTTTTCTTGTAACTAAATTTAGGTTTACCCATACCAACACCTTTAGGTTTAATTGTGTTTTTAGATTCCATCATGTTGTCATCTTCCTCCATGTCATCTTCTTCCATCATTTCAGAATCCTCCATGTCATCTTCTTCCATCATTTCAGAATCTTCCATGTCATCTTCTTCCATCATTTCAGAATCGTCATCTAATGTGATTTCGTAAACAACTTCTTCATCCTCTTCAGACATATCTTTAGAATCTACTTTTGACATATTTCCACTAAAAATAGCATCAATAACATCATCAACTGATTCATCAAATTCTCCATCATCCGACATCATATCATCTTCCATCATATCATCAGACATCATATCATCTTCCATCATGTCGTCTTCAGATTCACCAAGCTTAACAAGATATTCTACATCAGCATCATTATCAGTTAAATGAACATTTTCACCGTCTTTTTTAACGATGATTCCGTCATTTTCACCCATAGCTTTGAATACTTTTAAAATTTCTTCGTCAGAAGCATCAGTTAAATCAATTGGACTTTCGTCTGAATCCATACCAAAGTCCATTTCCATATCGTCAGATTCATCATCCAATTCCATGTCCATATCCATGTCTACTTCATCATTATCAGCGGACATATCCATGTCAGCATCTAATTCAACCTCATCTTCGTCAGATTGCTCGGAAAGAGATTCTTTTACTAGTTGATTGATTTCTTCCTTCATAGTAGAAGCAAGTATTCCTTTTGCATTTGCGGCTATAGCTTCTTCAACTTGTTTCATTTGAATAAGAGCCTCTTGAACTAATTTGTTTTCTTTCATATAGAAAATCTATTTATTTTAACTAATAAATATTACCAAAAAACAAAAAATATCGTTTTTTAATTATATATCTTTTATTTTTTAATGTTTTATGATTAATAATTTTGTGGAAATACAATATTATATCAACATATAAATATGTTCGAGCAAAAAAAAAGTGGTCAAAATTGACCACTTTAGATAAATTGAATTTAAATCAATTATTTAATAACTTCATCTATTTTACTTTCGGATACTGAAGTAATTCTCCAATCATGAGTAAAACCTTCATATTTTGCCGTAACCTTTGCTTCTACATCGGTAACAGAATATCCTCTTACAAGTTTTTCTTCTCTGATTTTTTTAATTTTACCGCTGTTTTCATCAGGTAAATCGTACTGAACTTTCGCTACAAAAAATTTTTCTTCCATAATTATTTTTATTTTCCCAAATAATCGGTTAATTTTCTCATTAAGTCAACTCCTTTGGATTGGAATTCTGAATTTTCTGGTGTTTTATGTCTTTTTTCTTCTTCTAAGTTTTCTTCATACTTGTTTCTATCTTCAGGATTAGTAAATAAATAAGCTCCTGGTGTAGATGGTGAAGACACTAAGTCAAAACAAATTAATTCAAAATCCTCTTGTACTTCATTTCTTTCTCCAACCTTTTTTAAGGAACCGACTCCTCTTGAAGAAACTCCCATGGTTACACCTTGTCTCATTAAGTTAGCTGCTTGGTCTCCTTTTGTTGAAACAATACCTCTTTCATGGAATCCTGGTGATGTTAATAATTTAAGTTTACCCATTAGGATATTTTTATCCCACCATATATCAGTAATGATATGTGCTACTCTATCTAAATCAATTAAAGATGATTCAGGGTGGTTAAGTTCTGAAGTTGATAGTCCCTTGGCTATTGCCTTCTTATAGTTTTCAGCTTCTCTTTTTAATATTCTTTCAGGATAAAATCTTCCGTTTCTATTTGGAGTATCGTACTTTTGTAATACGGCATAAAATTCAAATGGATTTCTATAATCTAAGTTAGTTGCTTCCTTTAACATTTCGGAATTACGTATGTCTTTTGGAGAAACCCAACCCGCATCCGTCTCAATTAATATGCCATGACCGACTTCACTTGCTTCTAAAATTCTTAATTGTTTCATTAATAGTTTTTAAGATAAATATATCAAAGGAGTTATTTATTGTTTTTATTTAGTTTTTGACACTGAAAAATCAAAGTATTTGTTTTCAATAACATTATCCCTTATAATACTTCTTACTATTTTTTTAACCGATTCTTTTAATTCGATAGATTTAAAATCAAATTCTTGGTTGGTATATAAATTAACTTCTAAATTAAAAAATGATTTTTTTCCGTGGGATATCCCACTTGTTCTTAAATCCAAATCAACAATACTATTTTCTTTAAAAAGACTTGTATCAATTGAATTAAATACGGAATGTTTGATTTCTCGGTTTAAATTACACACGACCCTATTCCAATTGTCGTGGTCAAATTTGGGAGATACCCATGATTGAATGTTTATGTATAATGATTTTAAATTTTTAGAATCTACAGTACCATACACCGATTTTATCGGACTGAATAGATTTAACTTTACACTTTTTCCTTTTTTCATTAAATTTCATTGATGTCAATGTTTATTGTTTGTTAAAACATAACACAAATTATACCCATTGTCAAAAATTTTTAAAAAATTGTGATATTTGTAATAATATGCTAATAGTAAAAATAAAAAAAGACGGAATAGAAAAGGCCTTAAAAACTTTAAAATCTAAAGTTATTAAAACTAAACAAAATCAAATTCTATTTGAAAAAAAAGAATTTGTTAAAAAATCTGTGGTAAG